AAATAACTTGATGTAATTTTTCTTGTACATTAAGTTATAGTTGAAAGGGGATCCATCTCACGAGGGTCCCCTTTTTTTATTTGAAAAAACCTTTGTCATTAAAAACAAAAATACCCCCTTTAAAATCCGGATGGAAAAATCGCTCAAAAAGCCGGCTGAAAAATGATATTTGTAATTGGTAATGGCGCCTCTCGAAAAAACGTAAATTTAGATATCCTCAAACAACATGGTAAAGTTATTGGTTGTAATGCTCTGTATAGAGATTTTACTCCTGATCATTTGTTTACAAATGATTGTGAAGTTCTTCATGAGATTATTTCTAGTCAATATACAACTGCAAATGAAACTTATATTTTACAAGGCGAATTACAATTTTTACCTGAAGAATTATATTATGATATTAAACTCGGTCTTGAAAATTTAATTGAAAATGAAAAAGATGATTCGGTAGAATTTATAGTTCATGGCACAGAGAATAAAACATTTTTATCATGGATTCCTAAAAATAATAAAATAAAATTTACATTATGGTCTGATAATAATAGAATGTATAATACAGGTTATAACGCATGTAGATTAGCATGTGAACTATATCCTAATGAAGAAATATACATGATAGGTTTTGATATATTTGGTGACCGAAATAATTTATATGATAATACAAATGGATATTATAAACCAGACACCCCACATCATGAAGAGCAAGGATGGATTCATTTGTTTAATCAATTACCATCGATATATCCGAATATAAATATAAGAAGAGTTATAGATTATGGACCAGAACTTGAAAACATACAAAGTATTACTTACGAAAAATTATGTCAACATTCTCAAATCAACCAGAAAATTTTAATTACTTCAACCCAGTAGGGTTTAAATTTGAAGTAGATAAACTTCCAAATGTCAATTTTTTCTGTCAATCTGCTACACTTCCTGGACTCACACTTGGAGAAGCAACTCAACCAAATCCATTTAGGGATATACCAACACCAGGTGATAAAATATTATTCGAAGAATTGACAATAAGATTTGTTGTTGATGAAGAATTACAGAATTGGCTTGAAATGAAAGAATGGATATTTGGATTAGGGTATCCTAATAGTCGAGCAGAATATACTAAGTTAGCAAAAGAAAATTCTGGGGTAAAACCAAGAGGAAACAAATACTCAGACGGCATTCTTATGATTCTTACCAGTCATAAAAATGCACAGATTAAAGTAACTTTTCAAGATTTATGGCCAGTGACTTTATCAGGTATACAAATGGATTCTTCTGTAACTGAAGTTGATTATATTACCGCAGATGCTACTTTTGCATATACAATCTATAATGTTGAAAGGATTATTGGAGATAGTTGATAATGAAAACCCTTGATGATTTGATGTTTGAAACATCTCATACCGATAAATCTTATAGAACACGAGTAAAAAATTCAATTTCACCGACAAGACAAGAGCAGATTACAGGTAGGTTAATTACTCATTCTTACTCAAATTTTTACGGTCCAATCTTAAATTCAAAAAGAAATACAGTTGCAAATTTTTTAGAGATTGGAGTATGGAGAGGAGGTTCTTTAACAGGTTGGGCAAATTATTTTGACAACGCAAATGTTTACGGTATTGATAATGTAAATATGTTTGACATTAATAATCATGACGGGGTTCATGACATATCATTACCTGAAAATGCTACATTCATTTGTGATGATGCTTATAATTCAGTTGTCCTTGAAAAACATTTTTCGAATATAAAATTTGATGTAATTATTGATGATGGACCTCATACAAAAGAAAGTCAATTATTTACATTAAATTTTTTTCATAATAAAATGAGAAAAAATGGAGTAATTTTTATCGAAGATGTAGGTTCATGGGAACCTCATGAAAGTGTATGTAAATACATATATGAGAACTTTGAAGGAGACAAAAATTGTCTCTCGTTAATTGATAGAACGAGAAATCCTTTTCATGGATGGAACGAATATATATTAATGTACTATATTGAATAAGATATAATGAAATTAGAAGAAATACAAGAATCATGGTCCAGTGATAGTCAAATTGACGATACGGCATTAGATAATGAATCTCTTAAAATTCCTGAATTACATCACAAATATTTTAGAATATTTTCAGATGAAAAACTCAAACTTGTGCGAATGTATTCAAAGCAAAAAGAGTTACGCAGACTGAAGTGGTTGTATTATACAGGAAAACTTGATCAAGAAACATTAGAAAATTTAGAATGGCATGTGTTTGAACTTGACATAAAAAAGAATCGAAGTGATTTAGAAATGTTCATAGAATCTGATAAAGACATACTTGAATTAGTAGAAAAAATATCATATCAAAAAGAAAAAATAGAATATCTTGAATCTATTATCAAATCATTAAATACACGAGGTTTTCAGATTAAGAATGCAATTGAATGGAAACGTTTTACTATGGGGAATTAAATGTATGACTTATTAATAATGACAGGTTCATCTTTAGATCCTGCTGATGGTGGTACGATGGGTGGAACTGAAAGACAAATTCTTTCGGTTGCCGAATCATTAGCACATGAAGGTTTAGACGTTGCAATAGTACATTCTATCACGAATGGTACTGATAAAGTTGTCAACGGAGTAAAACATCTAAATGCTTATAGACATTATTATGATTATTCTAAAGTAAGATTGATGGCAAATCATTTTGGATACTCTGGTAATTACCATAGAAATTATACTATGAACAACATTCATGTGCCACCAATGTCACCTATCGAAATGAATTGTGCAGAGAAAACATTCTGCTGGTTTCATAATTGGTTCCATCTTTCTAATAATGATTACCCTAGAATTTTTAATTCTAAGGCAGTAGCACGATATGTCTACGAACAAAATCCATTCAGTCACATGATAAAAAAATTACCTGATGATAAAGTAATTCACTATATGATTCCTAAAGGTCTAGTTGTACAGCCACAAGAAAAAAGAGAAGATTATTTGTTTTGGATGAGTGCTTTTGGTAAAGGTATGAAAGAAGCAGTGTTAATGTATATCTCTTTATTTGAGAGGGGTTTGACGAGAAGACCTTTTCATATTGCAGTACCACCTCAAAGAGACAGAAAGGATGTGGAGGTAGTGGAGAGAATGCTAGTAGATGTAAATAAAAATGGATATCCAATAAGATTTTTTGGTGAGATGAAATACGTTGATGCATTAACTAAGTTAAGCAAAGCCGCCTGTCTTTTTCGACCTGGATTACCTCAAGAGACATTTGGACTTGTTTACTTAGAAGCAAATCAATTAGGTGTTCCTGTTCTTACATATAAAGGTGATGCAGGAGAAGAAATACTAGAGGACAAACACAATATGTTAATTGATAAACATCATAAATTACAGGACATATCAAACTGGTTAATAGATATAGACGAACAAAAAACAACAGTAGACATGAGTAAATTTGATCCAGATAGAATAAAAAAACAGTGGATTAAATTAATAGAAAATGCATAATGCTATACGAACATGATACACTACTCATAGACAAAAAGAATGAGGTGTTCATGACGGTGCAAGCCGAACCTGGACTCGCAAGAGAACTTAGTGATTTTTTCACATTCTTTGTTCCAGGATATCGTTTTATGCCATCATATCGAAACAAGATATGGGATGGTAAGATAAGACTTTACAATCTACAAAACAAATATCTATACAGTGGTCTCGTAGACTATGTTGAAAAGTTTGCCTCAGAACGTGAATACAAAATAGACTACAAAACAAATCCAAAAAATGTAAATGGATATAATGAGAATGACTATGAAAGACTTGTACGTTCTCTTAATCTCGAAATAGAACCACGAGATTATCAAAAAGATGCATTTCTATATTCAATTAATAATGAACGTGCATTACTACTCTCACCGACCGCATCTGGCAAATCACTTATCATATATTTGTTGCTACGACACTATCAAATGAGATTGACAAATTTCAAGGCAATTGTTATAGTACCTACTACATCTCTCGTGGCACAAATGAATTCAGATTTTGCAGACTATGCAAAGAAAGATCGTTGGCAAGTCGCAGAGAATACACACATGATTTATTCTGGTCATGACAAAGTATCAGACAAACCTATATTCATATCAACTTGGCAATCACTATACAAAATGCCACTCAATTATTTTTCAGACTTTGATGTAATTATAGGTGACGAAGCACATCAGTTTAAGGCAAAATCTCTGACTGCAATTATGGAGAAGACAGTCAATACCAGATATCGTTTTGGTACAACTGGAACGCTTGACGGCACACAAACACACCGCCTTGCGTTGGAAGGATTGTTTGGACCTGTTTATAAAGTCACAACAACAAAGAAACTGATTGACAACAAGACACTATCACAGTTTGAGATCAAAGCATTAGTCTTGCAGTATTCAGATGAGATATGTAAATCACTTAAAGGTGCAAATTATCAAGAAGAAATAGATTTTCTTGTATCGAATGAAAAGAGAAATAAATTTATAACTAATCTAGCACTGAGTCTAAATACTAATACGTTGATATTATTTCAACTGGTTGAGAGACACGGTAGAATTTTATATGATTTGATAAAGGATAAAGCAAATGAACGACCAGTCTTTTTCGTCTATGGAGGAACCGACACAAACGACCGAGAACAAATTCGAGGAATCGTTGAGTCCGAGTCAAATGCCATTATCGTTGCGAGTTACGGCACTTTTTCTACTGGCATCAATATCACTAATCTTCATAATGTCATTTTTGCTTCCCCATCTAAATCTCGTATAAGAAATCTGCAAAGCATAGGAAGAGGATTGAGAAAGAATGAACAGAAAGATGTTGCGATATTATACGATGTTGCCGATGATCTATCTTACAAGTCTCATAAAAACTACACTCTTAACCATTTCATTGAACGTATTAAAATATACAATGAAGAGCAATTCGAATACAAAATTCTTACAATACCAATCGGAGAGTGATATGTCCACGTATAAATATATTCATCTTACAAATGGAGATCACATATTTGCTGAAATTCAATTTTCGAAAGAGAAGACAGGGTTCTTTAAATTAAAAAGACCTTTGAAACTTTCTATGAAAGAAGACGAAAATCACGTACACTTTGGGTTCATGCCGTGGATACCGTTCTCTGATGATGAAGAAGTGCCATTACAAGCAAAGTCAGTAATTACAATGGCAAACTTAAATGATGAGTATAAAGAAATGTATATAAAAGGATTAGATCATCATACAAAACTAGAAGATGTAATAGAATTTGAAGACACTGATATACCTGATGTACTTATAAATTAATCATCTCACCCAGGGACATACCTATAATAACACATTGTCAAGCGTTTGTCAAGTTCTTGACTTTTTTCTATAATATGCTATACTATTCTGACAATGAAAGGAGTCACTAATGGCTAAAACAAAGCACTATGTAAATAATGCAGATTTTTTAGAAGCCCTGATTAATTACAGGACTGAAATTGAACTTGCAGAAAAAAATGGTGAAGAGAAACCACCACTACCTGATTATATTGGTGAATGTTTTCTTTTAATTGCACAACGGTTATCTTACAGACCAAACTTTATTAACTATGTCTTTAAGGATGATATGATATCCGATGGCATAG